CCTCTTGACCTTTCACCGAATGCGATTTTTGATCGCGGTAGGTGTGGTCCGGGGGCGAGCCTTGGTGCTAACGGGGTTGACTTCTATACGAAGTTATTCTCGTCCAAACTAACAGCAACGTCCTTTGATGTGTACTATGCGTACGCAAAGTGGTGTGCCACAGATCCCAATTGGCGAGACGCCGAGTTTTCTCGGCTTACCTCGTTTGGGCTGCCAACAATCACTTGTGAGTCTTCTATGACTTTCGTTCAGAAGAATCGCGACACGAAGCGAACCATATGTACCGAACCTAGTCTGAACATGTTTGCTCAGTTGGGTATAGGTGCAATTCTGGAAGATAGATTGTCGTCCTTCTATGGGATCGACTTATCTCTTCAACCAGAACGGAACGCTGAACTTGCTAGATTAGGAAGTATTGCCGGGGCGATCGGTACGATCGACCTCGAAAGTGCTTCCGACTCCTTGTCCTTAGGTATGTTGGATGAGGTACTTCCCCAGTGGGTGTTTGACACCCTCTGTGAGTATCGTTGTCCTTTTACCAAGCTCCGAGGAGAGCGAGTTCTGTTACATATGATTAGTACGATGGGAAATGGTTTTACCTTTCCCCTTCAAACTATCATTTTCGCGTGTTGCGTTCAAGCCGTGGCTAAGCAGATAGACGTGCCTTTACGGCGCGCCGACTCTGTTGTGTCTACTTGGGGTGTCTTCGGTGACGATATTGCCTGTCCGACAATTTTTTCGGATCGACTTTGTCGTCTCCTAGAGATCCTAGGGTTTCACATAAACGGCGAGAAGTCCTTCACTGACAAGTGGGGGACGTTCCGTGAGTCTTGTGGGCATGACTATTATCTTGGTCATGATATCAGAGGTGTGTATGTAAAATCACTCCTCACTCCACAATCACGCTTTGTAGCTATCAACCTCCTTAATGAATGGTCTGCTCGGTGGGGGATACCCCTTATCCGAACTATCGGCTATCTCCGGGACTCTGTGCGGGTTATGGCAATACCCGCATGGATGGGCCCTGACGCCGGTATTCGGGTCCCCGTAGAGGCTGTGAGGTCTGGGTTAACTTCAGTGCTTAGTAGTACTAAAAGAAAGGGTTCTTACCTTTTCAAGTATTACCGCGCTGTCGTGCCTTCACTCATGGTTCTCGAGGATTCGATTGCCGTTCCACGGAATATTAATCACATTCCGCGCCGTGCCTATAACCCAGCTGGGTTATTGATAGCGGCGATTGGTG